GTCGCGTAGACGTGACCTGAAAATTTTACCTAAAGGGGGGTAAGATTTGAAGGATTGGATTAAAATAGTAGTATTCAGTATACTTGTTTTCAGTTAGTTATGATCTTTGTCGCGTTCTCCCGTCTCGACCGCAGATAACCGAGTTCTTTTACAGGAAACCCACGCTAGTCGTGGGTTTTTTGTTTTTACCTAGTGTTGAATTGTACCACATTATACCAATGTTTTCTAAATTTGGGGGGTTAAAGACAGGACACAAGGGGGCTAAAATCGGGAAATACTTATGAGGGTTAGGTTTAGAATGAGGCAATCACAGTACTCCGCCATCATGTGCCGGGTGCGTGATAATAAATTTGATGTGGAATTTTCCACTGGTATTGATATTGATCCGGCTTGGTGGGATCTGAAACGGGAACGATGTCGAAGTGATGTGCGTGCCGGCACAATTGTGAACAAGCGATTGGATGAGATAAATGACAAGGTGCTCCAGATTATGACCATTACCCGGATGGAACATAAGCGTAACCCTAGCAAGGATGAGGTGAAAAACTTTGTCTTAGGGTTTGAAGTAAGTAAGATGCGGTTGGTGGAGTTTGCACAAGAGTATCTGGACAGTCTAAAGGGAAGGACCAACAAGCGCACTGGTGTTACTATACAGGAGAAAACTATCACCAAACAGGAGTTAATCAGGGTGCGTGTAATGGACTTCGAAAATGAAAGCCGCAGGAAGGTTTATCTGCACGAGGCTGATATGGATTTTTACCATGCGTTTTCGAAGTACCTGGTGGAGCTTGGGTACAGAATAAATTACATAGCCAAGCACATGTCGATCATTCGGACATGGTTACGTGAAGCTGAGGTGGGTGGGTACCAAGTTCATCCGGCTTTCCGCAGTACCCGGTGGTACATCGGAAGGGAAAGAGTGGATCATGTTTCGTTGTCTTTGGTGGAACTCGAAAGAATGAATTCATTGGAATTGGAAAATTATCTCGAACGGGTCCGCGATCTTTTTATGATCAGTTGTTTTACCGGGCTACGGTATAGTGATGTGCGTAGATTGGACAAGGCTGTGATTGTCGATGGTGTCTTAAACATCGAGCAGCAGAAAACATCGGACGCTGTGACGGTGGCTGTGCATCCTATTGTACAACGTATTATTGAAAAATATCGAACGCGCGGCCAAAGTTATCCTGTGCCATTGAGTAACGGCAGGATGAATGAAGTGCTTAAGGAAGTTGCGCTGCTTGCCGGACTGACTGATAATGTTGTGATGCGGACAACTAAAGGTGGAAAGCGGGTGGAAGAAACTTTTCCTAAATGGAAACTTGTGACCACTCACACTGCTCGTAGGAGCTTCGCAAAGAATCTCTACCTAACCGGGTTTAAGTTAGAATATCTATCACGTGTGATGGGTCACAAGTCGTTGGAGCAAACAGTGGAATACATTGGGTTGGATGCGATTGAAAAGGCGGCTATGTTAAAGGAGCATTGGGCGTAAATCTATTTCTGCTCCGCCGATGTTTCGATACCAAGATACCTTTTTAATTGGCTGTTTTTTTTCGTATTCCTTCAGTTGCTCCTCTCCATATTGTTCAATGAATCTACCGTATAACCTTATGAAATTCCAAACTTCTTTCATGTACTTTTCATGGTAGGAAGGATTGAAAATGAATGTACCTAAAGGTGAATTTAAGTGAATAGCCCAGACTGATATCTTCACATCAAATCCGTTTAACCTTAGCTCTTCGGCCAACGATTCAATGAAGTCGGTTTTATGTTGATACCAGATGGTCATTTGCTTTTTTTGTTTGCTTTACGTTCTTCTTCACGCCTCTTTCTGCGCCTTTCTTTTCCCGATGGTGGTGTTCCAAGTATCATTGGTTGCTCCATTATTGGCGGTGCAGTTATTTTCATTGAAGGCGTATTAACAAAGTCGCTCATGTTCAACCCTTGTTCCTTCGCTTCTTCGGGGGTAACGATTATAATATCTTCACCATACTGCTGCTTCATGTGCGCAATAGCTAGAGCGGATAAACCTTCGTTGCCACCTCCAATCAATAGTACACGGTCTTTCATTTCAAAAGTTTTTCAAGTTTGTTCTGTTGCAAGTCGCGTGACCATTTGGCTGATTCTATAAAATAAGGTTCATTCAGATACGTGACATCCTGTTCATCTATCTCCTCATCCGTCACCTTCACTAGCTCAAACACTTCGGCTAGGGCTTGGGTGAAATCATGTAGATTCATTTTGCTCCCATTATCGTAAGGATAGCTATACTTCTCAAATATCTTTTCTATCTCGGTCATGGCTTGGGTGGTATCACTCATAATGCGATTCGTTTATTTCGTTTAGATTCTTATTTGCTGCCTCGTTGATGATCTCAACAAATCGACTGAATGTGATTTGCTCTTTCATGTATTCTTTGAAAGCGGGGTAAACATCTGCAACACGGATCAGTTTTTTCATTTTTTGAGGTATTCGATTAACCAATAAATACCACCAATTACATAACAGAAGCCTATTAAAACCAATAGTGCGCCAATGTACATTGGTAAAACTCGCCAATCACCTAAGTATTCATGGCTCAATAATGATCCAAAGGCAGTCACAAGTACCACGAGAGCGATAGCAGCTAAAACTCTTTTAAATATTTCCATTTTCTTTATGATTCATATTCTGTTTTGATGATTACTCCTGATGCGATCCGTGTACCTGTGGATCATAGCCGTTGCGCTTTGCATTGTCAATGCACATCTGACGTTTGGTATATCCTTCGGTGCTTGCGCCAACAACTCTTCCGTTGCGGCTCTTGCGGGTCCAACGGTATTCGTCTTGTGCATTTTTCTTGTGGAAGATAAATGTGTCGGTGTTCCCGAGTTTGGGTTTGGTAGTGCTCATAATTATTTCTGTTGTTTTGATTTGCGTAGTTGTGAGATCGTTGGAATGTTTACCCCAATCAATCGGTAGAACTTTCGGGCTGCACTGTCTTCATTGAGTGCCTGTAGATATAGGTATCCTTCCTCCATCTGCACCTTGGCATGTAGGGATACGTGCTGCTTATGGTTGATGCTTTGCATAACCGGTTCCACGGATTCCATTGGAACATTGGTAACCTCACCTGTTTCAATTTTGAACTTCCAAACTTTTAATCCCGGTATAAACTTTTTTTGATCTAGCAGCTTTGTCTTCTTCTGCTCTGCTTGGATCACATGTTCAACCGGTACCGTTATGTTGTGCGGATCTAGTTTCATTGCTTCTTTAGGTGATAGGTTTTTATCTGGCGGAAGCTTTCATAGTTCTTGTACTTGCGGTACCCAAATCTTTTTTGATATGCGTCTTCGCAAGATTCGTAGGCTTCGGTGTAATTTTTGCAGTGCTTCAGTAGTTTAAACCATGCGGCAATGAATCCACCTGGTTTAATCATTTTCATTACTTCCTGTTCTGTGAGTATTGTTTCAGTGGCCATTATTAGAATGAGGTTATTGAGTAGTCTTCTGGAATTGTAGTATTGGATTGGGAGGCTTCGAAATTGTAATTGGCTTTGGCGATGATGAGCGATACAACTCCATCGATCTTATTGTTGGATTTCTTCTTGGTGGGTTTTATGTTTCCGGCTGCATCGGTATCTATTACCACGTTTCCAAATTGCCAACGCATACATGGGTCTGTGTCGATGGCACATCGATTCAGGTATAACTTCCGCTCGAGATCCTTGGTAGCTTCGGAGAGTCCTATAAAGCCTTGTCCTATTGGATTAAGGCTATGGCCATCGTCTGTAAGTTCTTGACCAAGCTGCGAAAAGTTATGTCTATCGTAGCCAATGGATTTGATCCGAAATTCAGAGGCTCTGTCGCTGATGAACTTGCGGACAAAAGCATAATCTGTAGCATTGCCCGGAGTAGTGAGAATGATTCCATCCCTTGCCCATTGTATCCATGGATGTCTGTCGTTGTTGGATTTCAATTCAGTGATCCTTTCTTCCGGAACCCAGCACCATGTTTTGCTGTGCTCGATGCCATCTATAATCCATAAAAGGGTAAATGCTGTGAGATCTCGCACCGATGCAAGGTCCAATCCACCATAGCACTCATGTTGTTTGAGCATGGTGTAATCGAGTGACCTCATATTGTTTTTCACAAGATCGTCTGGTATCCAAACCGACTCTGCTCCTACCCAAATATTGAGGTGCTTGGTTTTGAAATTGGTGATCTTCGTGCCACCTTCATTCACTGCTTGGTTGTACTCTTCCCTTAATCGATTGAGCGTAACCGAGTGGCTAATAGATGGATTGGCTTTAATCCAAGCGGCTTCGTCATTCCAATCATCTTCTTCGTCTATGCCGTAGTACACTCCGAACATGGAAGGATCGTCAATCTTTCCATCGAGTAAGTCGAATAGCAGATCGTTTTCTTTTTTGCATGGACCGGTAGTATCGAATCCGGCTGTGGTGATATATAGAATTATCGGCTCATTGCGCGCGATGGTTCCCGCTTTCAATCCATTGTAAACCGAGCTATCCTTGTGTACGTGGCCTTCGTCTATAAGTGCACCATACACGTTGATACCTTCAAAAGTTCCTGAGTCTGATGCCAGAGGTTTGAGTGTGGCAAATGTGCTTGGTATGCTTATTACCTTTTCGCCAACCTCTATAAATGGGGCTACTGCCGGTGAGCTACGCACAATGTCTTGGCACATGCTAAAGGCAATTCGTGCCTGATCTCTTGCAGTGGCAGCACAGTACAATTCCGGTTTGGGCTCTGCGCTCATGAGCATGTTCAGTAGAAGTCCTGCGCCCAATGTTGTCTTGCCGTTTTTCTTAGGAATGAATACGTGAACGTACTTGAACCTTCGGCGTAATTCTGTTTTCTTCTTACCCGGTTCATGGAGTAAAAAGCCATAGAGATTCCAGATGATAAACTGCTCCCATGGAAGTAATTTGAAACTCTTCCCGGCATAGTTTCCATGTGGGTGGCGAAGAAACTTGGGGAACCAATCTACCATCTCGGAGGCATATTTGTAATCGAATATCCATCCGCGCTCTTGCATCTGTTGCAGATCATCTAGGTAGCGCTGGCATGCTTGCTTGGTGCGTTTGCATGAAATGATTTCACCGGATACAATGTCTTCGGCATACCTGTGTGCAGGATGCTTTCTTATTGTAGATATGCCGGGAATGGATTGGCTCACTTAGCTTTGCTATGAAATGGATTTTCTTCGAATGGTAATTTCATCTGATTGCCATCGCCGAGACCATCAATCTTTTGATTGCTGCTGGGTGTCATTCCAAACTCTCTTTGGAAAAGAATCCACTGAGAATTTAGTTTGATAAGGGCAGATGCTTTCGGGGAAATCTGTGTTACGCCGTTGCCAAAAGTTTGGATGAGGTCTTTTGTTTCTTTCAGATCGTTTACCATTTTGGCGGCAAGGGTTTCCATGCGAATGAGCATACGTGCAGCGCTTGTGTAATTGCTGTGCCATGCTTCTTTCTTGTGGTAGTAATCTACAAACTGACGGAAGCGCAACTCTTCTTCTTCGCTTAGCTCCACGGGGCTATTCCATGCAGCTTCTTTCTTCTGCTTGCCACGTGTGCGCACAGGTTTCTTTTTGGGCTGACCAACTATGTGCATTCCGGTTTTGCGCTCTCTTCTCATATTTTCAAATTGGTAAACCCCGCTCCGGTCGTAACCTGCTGCAATGCCATTTATACTTACAGCACCTTCTTGGAGAGCGGGGAATTGATTATAGTTTTGGAAGCTCTTCTTCTTGGGCTGCTAAAACAAAAAACGTAAAGATTATATCAATCAATAACCAAAAGGTGGCAACCGTACTTCTGATATTTTCTGTCCAATGAATAGGGTTCCAGTTGGCGGAACCGATTGATCCTCCAACATAAAACATTGCAGATAGCATCGTGCTTACCGCAAACCAAACTGTTATTCTTTTCATGCTCGTTTTTATTGTTTATTAAAAAAATCCTCGTTGTGTCAGGTAATTCCTGTTAATAATTTGAGTTGTACACCTCGCGTTAAAACCGTTAGCCAACGAGGATCTTGGCTATGTCTCCGACACGAATGTCGGAGACATAATTAATTCCCATACCTCCCATTAAACAACAGTAGATCCATTACATCTACGCTGCCGTTGTTATCTAGGTCGCCTAATTCTCCAATAAAGTTTTTGCCCAGGTAGTAGTGGTACACTCCCCATGTTCTATTGTTCTGATCCTGATTGAGCCATTGGTTGTCGGTGTAAAAGCTAAATGGCATGAGCTGCGGACATGGATCTATATCTGCATTAAACAAGACTCGGCACGGACCTTGACAACTCCACGCTCTACCATCCGGCGCTATGGCTTGCACCTCGAGCACGAAAACTCCGGAACATAATGCTTCGAGATGTTGAGCGGGAGTTATTTGAAAAGCCGTATCGAGTAGTTGTCTCTGCCAAATACCATTCTCTACTTTCACCATGCGGCTCCATACCCAAGTGATACTATCTTGTGGTGTGGCATCGTGGTAGGTGCTATCGCTCATAAAGACACGCGAGAGATTGGCAATGGGGATATCACTTACTTCGGAGATATCTTGTAACTGTCCGTTCCAGTGGAAGTCTATTCCTGCAATAGTAATAGACTGTGCTACGGATGCTACCGCGCAAAAAAGAATCATAAGGGTGGTTAATCTTTTCATTGATGTATAGGGTGTTTAAAATAAATTGTACAGCAATGCGAGCACCACAGCCGCGATGCCAAGTACATATTCTGTGCGATCTCCTTTTAGCGCATCGCCATTTCGGCGGCTTGCAATAATTCTAAAGCGTAGTAGACTGCGCCTGCTGAAAGGGCTGCACCAAGAATGGTCCAAAAGATTAGACTGGGATTTTCGTTGTGCTGTGGCGAGTGGTTTGTTGTGCTCATACATACCGGGTATTGTATTAATAAACTGTTGTGCGTTTTTCCTGCGCTCTTTTTATTTGGTGGCACTGATTGCAGAGGGTCTGATAGTTTAGATCATCCCAAAAATCTGCGCCTTGGCGAACAGGTATTATATGGTCCACTACTTGCCCGGGAGTAATGCGATGCTGTCTTTCGCATTCCGTGCAGCAGGGTTGTTTTTCCAAATGAATTGCACGGACCTTCCGCCAGCGCGAAGTGTGATATCGCTCATCACTTTTCGGATAAGAGCGCTGTGCTTTTCTGTTTTTGGAATATGGAAGGTTGCCCATGATGAGGGCAAATTAATAGAAATTAATTGCTATGTTGCAATAGTTGTTGTAAATAAATTGCTCTTTGTTGAAAACTAATTGCCATGCAAAAAGCAAAACAATGTATAATTGCTGCTCATGGTTATATACTAATAGTTAAAGAAGCAGTAATTGCCAATGGCAATACCTGCACGCATTTTAAGAGATGCGTTTTTGAAAGCGGTTTTTGTGAAAGAAAGGAATCCCCGTTGATAGTAGAGTGTTAACGGGGATTTTTTTATGCCTTCTTTTTTAGAAGTTGGTAAAGCCGGTAGGTGTCTGACCAGGCAATAATGTTTTTTACAAACACGCTGCCATCCCGGTATTCGTCATTGTTGCTAATTCGAATAGATACAGATTGTTTTGTGGTATAGTTTGCCATAAGCTTTACAAGATCGTTGCATCCGGTAAAGTGCATGGTTTCATTTACTGCTTGCATTACTCTTAAATGCGAAGTGTTTACTGGATTGCTCAGGACGTAAAAGGTAGAATCCATTTTTACGGTTGCGGAGTTAGGTAAGAATAGTGATCCGTTGGCTGTTGTAGAAACTATTATATACAGAGCCGTATCGCGCAGCTCCGGATACATGCTGTGCTTATTGAGGCCGCTCGTGGCTTGCTTGTGCTGGTAGCTATCGAAGTTATAAAAATCATCGTGGGTCTTCTTAAACTTTTTAAGAAGGGTTTTCAATTCCGCTGATTCCGCTTCGCTGAGTTGGGTAAAAGCATGGATGGAAAAAATGCTAAGTAGAATAGTAAAGATTACTTTCATAGTTAGAGGTTTAGGATATGCGTTTCAAATCTACATTATAACCGGTTATCATATCATTCTTCATGGTAACCTTTGTAGTTATTTCAAATTCAGTGCCAGGACGCATCCCTGTTTCAGTAAACAATTCCTTTGGAGCAGGTGGTTTATATTCCTGCCGCAAATCAGACACGACATTCGCATCCGGAATATCAATTGTGTAGTTTTTGGCGCGGGTTAAATCAATTCCGCTGGCCTGTGCAAAGGTGATCAACTTAGTTGCGTAGATGGCTGATACCTCCCTTTCGCCTTTCATAATGCGCGTGTAATAAGTATAACTCATTCCGGCTTTCTCCGCTAAAGCTTTCATTCTTATGTTCTTATTAGCCATTATGTAGTTGCTAATTGCTCTAAACTCTGTAGTGTTCATTTCTGTGTTAATATTTTGTTGACACAAATTATTGCTAAATGTTTGCAAAATGACAATTCATAGCAATATGTTTGCCACGCTTTAAACATCTTTGTTTAAAGTTACCAAAACAAAGTATTAAACACACACACATGAGCACAGCAGAAGAAGCAATAGTTAACGATAGGGCTAGAAGTGTAGACCTTCGTAGGAGTACCATGTTTATTGTCAAAGAGTTACAAGATAAGTTTATCGATGTAAAAAAGGCAGTTATCAGTCGATTGCCTGAGACAGATACTCCGGAAGGTAGGGCTCGTGTAGGGCGGGTATTGTCTGGGATAACTGCCGATAGCAAAATATTTGCTGTCCTAGAGCAAATTAAACGAGAGTCTTTAGCAAAGTAATGGGAGCCACAACTAAGCAACCCAAGGCAGCTCGCAAGCGCATTAAACATGTGCAGGTAGAGGTAGTGGATGGTATGTGGACCACTCGTGAGGCTATGGCTTTTTTGAACATTGGTAGGAGTCGGCTTTACGATCTAATTAAGCAGGGCACACTGCCAACCTACAGCATCGGTACCAATGGTGATTACCGCTTTTTGGTAAACGATGTAAAGAACCTTTTGATACCGCTTCCCGGTACAGGTAAAATCCAATTTTGAAATTTTTAAAACAGAGTATATCATGGGTACAGAATTTCTCGAAATAAATAAGGAGCGGTCGCAATCCATTGTGGCGGTTTCACTTCCTGTTGGGGTTGAGTTTGATGTGCGAGTAGAGTCTCTCGATGCGCGCTATAAAAACGAAAGGGGAGAGTCTTATGTAAAACCAATATTTGGTTTGTTTGGGATTGGGGAAAAGTACAAGGCGCGAATGTATGCTGACTGTATAATGGTTTTTGATCTGGCTGGTCATGCACACAGGTTCAACATTTACAAAGGTGATTGGAGAAGGCCAAATACTCTTCCGCCGTTTGATGCTTTCTTTAGTGTGGTAACTGCTACAATAAAATGTGATGCTAAAACTGTTGTGGCAGAAACGGTAACAAAGCAAAAAACTAATTGCACCACATTCTCTATTACTGTTACCGGTACCATCGGCGAAGATGGTCAGATCGATATTACTACCGAGGCTACCGGCGCTCCCATTGTTACTTTCATCGGAGCTCTCGAAGTTGCTAAGCGTGATCTTTATAAGCAGGGAGGTAGAAAGTGAACATGAAACTAAAAGACCTTCCGCAGCGCTATCTGTTTACTGTGCTTACGCTTAACGGCACTGTAAAGATGATGCTTGATGGCGTGGGTATGGACCACGTAAAATTCATGAATCTCTTCTGGGAGATTTACCGCAAAACTTTTCAGAAGCATGCCATCGACATGACGCTGGAATACTACCCGTTTAAGATGGAGGGTTTTCCGGATATGCCATTGTCAAACCTAAAGGCGTATTTTGAAAATGAATGTCAATCGGCATTGGTAGATACTCATAACCGTTGGGCTTCTACGGATATGGAAAAAATATATCAGCGCACCATGGAAGAGCTGAGGCTGCAAGGTGTAGTTAGTACATACAAGAATATTCTTCGATCAGGAGAAACGTCTCCTGTGGCAAGTAGTTCCGGTTGAGTGACCGGAAGATGGGTTGGGTAACCGCCATCGATAGTATAGCAAGTTAAGTACCGGGAAGGCAATTCCCTTCCCGGTTTTTTTACCCCTTTTCGTTAACCAATTAAACACAAAATATCGTGGGTGTCATATACACATTCGAATTGCTACTGGAGCTTCAACAAGGACAGTTGGCCATGCATAAAGTGCAGCATTATGTAGATAGCAAGATAACCTCTTGGGATGATAAAACAGAGCTGGAAAAAATGGTGGGGAATATGTGGCTCGTGCCACCCGATGATGTTGAGGTAAACGATGTAATGATCAGATCTAAAACAAAGCGAGTGCTGAATTGCATGCTCCTGTCGGAGATTACTGTAGATGATCAGACAGTGGATCGCCCATTGTTTAAAGAAGCGGGAGCCGGTACATTGACCGGTAATTCCGTTGTTGCTTCACAGAGTAAGGATTAATAAAGAAATACCAAAAATGAGTACAGAGAATCATGCTCTCCTGGAGGACGAGCGTCCAATGGAAGGAATCACCATAACGATGCTTAAAAAAGCAAAATTTCAACAGCGCTTTTTGGAAGACAATTCCGGATCGTGGTGGGTTCGAAAGATCAATCATAAGTATCTAGGCGCTTTAGAAATAACTGTGGATACCGATTGGATAACTATCACATTGATCGATAGCAAAGATCCCGGCAATGCTTATCTCTCCAGAAAACATTCCGGGCATAACGACATACGCAGTACCATCCTGTGGATAACTCAAAAGCCATGAGAAACCCATATACAATATCTTCGATACTTCGACAGACTAAGAACCTTACAGCGGCAGAGGTGGGTGTTTACGCTCGTCTGATGGACTTCCTAAAGTCCAAACAATCTTTGCCCGGTAAAAAAGGTGAGGTTGCACGGATAGCCGGTGTTCAAAATACACATATCAATCGATATAATATGGTGATCCGGATGGCGCAAGAAGTGCACTCCAAATGGTTAACCGTTCAAGGGTTAACCGTTCAAAGGGTAACCATTGACAGTAAGTTAAAGCTATCAGAATCAGTAAGTACAACTGATGAAAACCCCGCGAAAGTTTTTGATAAAGTCGAAAACCCTCTATATCTATCTAATAATATATTATTAGAGATAGATAATAAACAAAACCAAACGAAATCTGAACTTAAACACGAGCAACTTCCGCTGCTGCGCCCGAGCGAAATGTTGGCGGCTGCGCCTACGAAGGTTGAAGCCATCATGAAAAACCACGGAGTTCCACCATCGGTGCGTGATGAAGAGTTCAAAAAGTTTGATGCGCATCTGGAAGGCCGGTTTGTGAAAGACGCAAACCATGCGGTAAACCTTTGGAATTACTGGTGCACGAATTACCGAAAGAAAGCCATGGATGCTTCTGGTCAAAAAAATTCGAACGGGGCTGCGGCACAATCAGCTGATGTCAGGTTTAAGCCACGCGGTAACAGTGCCCAAAAATTCGAACAAAGTGGGGTAAAACTTTAGGTGAAAAATTATGAGTGCGAACAAACCAAGAACCAAAAAGGAAAAACAGTTGGCTGATACCCGACAACACGCGGAACTGAATGTGTTGGGCAAAGTAGCCCCACAAGAATCGGAACTAGAGGCTGTGGTGCTCGGTACGATGATGCTAGATCGGGTTGGTCTAGGTATCGGGCTTAGTCTGCTGCAACCGGATCATTTTTATAAACCTGATCACAGGGATATCATGAGGGCGATTACTGACCTTGCGCAGGAAGGTGGCAAGGTTGACATCATGACTGTTTGTGCATGGTTAAAAAAGGACGGCACCCTGATGGCGTGTGGTGGACCGGCTTCGATAGCAGAACTTACAGGTCGCGTTGCTTCCAGCGCTAATCTGGAACAGCATTGCCTTTTGATGCTTCAAAGTTGGATGAAGCGTGAAGCAATTCGTGTGGGTATGGAGGCTGTGAGTAAGGGTTATGATGATACCGAAGATGCGTTGGATCTGATCAGTGATATCCAAAGTCAGTTGCTTAGTGTGAGCGGAGTGCTTAACATTCGTCACGCGAAAAGTAGCAGTGATGGGATGGAAGATTACATGAAGCAAATACTTACACCGCGCGAAAACAATTTGAGCGGTGTAGATACCGGGTACAGTCACTTCAATAAGTTTACCGGTGGATGGCAGCGATCTGATGTGTACGTGATAGCTGCAAGACCGGGGGTAGGTAAAACTGCTTTTGGTTTGAACTTCGCTTGGCGGTGTGCTGCAATCGGAAATGCCAAGGCATTATTCTGCTCATTAGAGATGCCGGATTATCAAATTAAAACAAGGCTTCTGTCGATGGTAAGTACATGTACCTACCAGAATATTCAGAATCAGTATTACACTGCATGGGAAAAGGAGCAGATACAGAATCATGGATACCGTGCGTTTCCAAAAGACCTATGGTTGGATGATACTCCTGCGCTTACCCCATCCCAATTGCGGAGTAAGATTATACACATGCGCAGCAAGGTTGGTTGTGATATTGTTTTTGTGGATTACCTACAGCTCATGACCGATGGGAAGAAGCAAGGTCCGTTCACTAACCGCGAGCAAGAAGTGTCCAGTATAAGCAGACAACTGAAAGCCATTGCGATGGAGTTCAATATTCCGATCGTGGCCATGGCTCAGTTGAATCGTGAGAGTACAAAACGTGCAGGCGGTAAACCATTGCTTTCAGATCTGCGTGAATCGGGCAGCATCGAGCAAGATGCGAGTACAGTAATGTTCCCGTGGAATCCACATGAGAATAAAGTGGATAAAGAAAACGGGGAGCCCTATGATCCCAATACAGTTTTCATGCTTGTCCAGAAGCACCGCAATGGTGCGCTAGATGATGTTCCGTTTTATGTGGTGAAGCGAACAAGTAGAGTGCTTATGCCTGGTGAGGATAGTAAAAATATCTTCCATGTGAACCATGAAGAAAATGATAATCGTGATGAAGGGTTCTGATGAATTTTGATATTGGGCAATACTATCGATATCCGGGTAGCGAGAAGAAATACAAACTTGTAAAACGCAACCAATGGACCTTTGTTTTTGAGTGTGGGCACTGGTGCACAGATACGGTTTTTGAAGATTTAGTGAATTGTAGAACGGGTATTCCGGTGCACAAGGATATTCAAATTAGACTTTTTTTAAATGAATGAAATTTTTTTGATAGCATGAACATAAAACTAACCAGGTACGGAGACTTCCGGTTGACCTCTAAAGATGGTAACCAATGCGCAAGCATACACCATCAATTGTTCAGGTACGAAGCCTTTATAGAAGCAAGTCCACAAGCTCTTGATGATCGTGGGTTTTTGGTGGACCACATGGAACTAGATAGCATTGTGAAAGAAGCGGTGCGAACACAAGGCGGCAGCTGTGAGCAAATAGCAATGCGTATGTGTGAGGCTATAGTGCAGCACCTTGTTTCTAAACGTGTGGTGGCTTGGCACTCGGTAGGTATATTGATCACTACAGATGGGAGACTAAGTAAGTTGGAATGTAGGTTTGAGAATGAACCGAGGCCGAAGCCAGACTTGGGTGCGCGATAATACATTGAGAATATGGCATTACGAGGCATGAGTAATATTGAAAAGATTGCGGCTGCTGAATTAAAGCAAAAGGGCTTTTCTGTTTTTTGGATGTATCAAGGTCCGAAGCATGGAGACTATTGGGCTACTCATCCAAAGTTAATCTGTCAGTATCATGTACAGACTACATCTAAAAAAGCGTTAGAAGATCTCGAGAATATTATTCTAGTGAACCCACAGATCTGCAATGGACAACTTACAATGGAGCTATGAATGACAAGGTTACAAATTTGTTTAGTAAGGTGTGTACTTGCGGGATGATCGGTGGAGATACCTGCACGATAGCACCAAAGGATTGTCCTGAGTTTCGAGAGCATCAGCGACAAGCTATAGCGAGGCGAGACAAAATAAAGTTAAAGTGTGCCACGTGAAATTTTAAAGAAATGAAAACGCATTATTTAAAAACGGTTCAGCCCTTTTTCTCCGAAGTAGAAAAAGGCACAAAAACATTTGAACACCGAAGAAACGATAGAGATTTTCAAGTAGGTGACGAAGTTTATTTGCAAGAATATGATATGGTTCACAATTCATTTACTGGTAAAGAAGTAAGAGGAACTATCACCTACGTTTTAAGTGATAGGTCTGGACTTGATGATGATTTTTGTGTGTTCTCATTTAAGGTAACACAATACATAATTAAGAAAAATTTTGAATCGTAGCGGTCTGGTAGCAATGACCGCTAACGGTTTGCGTGTATAAGAAGTGGCGGATTAGAACTCCGAAACTTTCAGCAAACGCAGAACTTAATTAGAATACTAAAACTTTAAATTAACCGAGAACCCGCCATTTTTTATACACGCTGTTAGTGGCTGGGCTTTTCACAAATCTAAATAAAATGTTTAACAACAATCAAATTCAAAAATTAGAAATAGACCAAGAGAAGAAAAAACTTTATGTCTATTACGTTCAGGACAACTCACATTTAATGAGCAATCCTCCACCACCTCCAAGTTATTACAGAGAGGTTTATTCTTTCGATAATTTAGAATTTATTGAAAAGGAATACGCAAAAGTAGAACGTAGTTTTGAAAAAGTAACGTGGTCATAGCCTTGTCACTAACTTGGGGATTGGAGAAGTTTTAATAAAAAAGCCCGGTACGTTTACCGGGCTTTTTCACTTTTAATTACTTAAACCAAAACGAAAATTATAACATAACAAATGTGTGCATTCTTCTTTGATAAAGAATAGACCTGATAAAAAAAGGTAGAATTTCTACCTACAGAAAGGTAGAATTTCTACCCCTGTTTAGCTTTTTTGAAGTATACTATTGTGCCCGATGAACTCTGTTACTCATGATCAAAAGGGCACAGGACTGTTGGGGAAATTCGCCAACAGTCTTCGCTCTTTTGGGTTTATTGGTGGCGGCAATACTGGAGTACAAGAACGTGCAAACGATCCGGCCGAAAAGATTCTAAGACTTCAGGCAGGCGTAGGAGCGACAGTTACAAGTCCGTATATGAGCGATGCAACATCGCTTCAAATAGCAACCTTTTTTGCGTGTGTAAGAAAGCTTTCACAGGGTATCGCCTCACTTCCATTGGAGGTTTATAAGACTACAGAAGTAAGTGGCAAACCAAATACAGCGGTAGATTATAAGCACCCTGCCTATTGGCTTGTGCACGAGAATCCAAACACAAGGGATACAGCAGTAGAGATGTTTGAGTATGCGTTGGCCAATGCCTTTATACGTGGGATTGGTCACATTCTCATAAAGCGCAATCCCTTTAACAACGATCCAATAGAGCTCTGGCCTTTGTCGGGAAAAAACGTAGAAGAGATATCTATGGATGAGGGTATGGGTCGTGCTTACAAAGTGAAAGGTGTTGGCATGGTTCCACAAGACGATATGATTGTGCTTCGAAACTTCATTAGCACAAACCCAGTACGTGAGTTCAATCGCGTTACCGGATTAGCCTTTACTGCCGATGAGTACGCTGCACGTTACTTCAGTTCTTCCGGATCTATTGCAGGTGTAATAGAGTCTCCAAATGAACTTAGCCAGAAGGCTAAAGAAAATGTGCGAGAGGGATGGAATGGCGGAGCGGAAAGTGGTCACAAAGTTAGATTGCTCGAGTATGGTTTGAAGTTTACCAAGCTAACTTCCAACCCAGACGAATCTCAATTGGTAGAAGCTCGCACCTTCAACGGCGAAGAGATCTGCCGCATTTTCGATGTCCATCCTTCTATGGTTGGATACAAGTCGGATAGCAAATACAATTCGGTGGAAGCCCAAAACGTGGCATTCCTTCAACATACACTCATGCCTCACATCAAAAGGTTTGAGCAGCAATTGAACAAGCGATTACTCCGAAGCAATGAGGTTTCTACCCATGCATTTAAGTGGAATGTAAAGGGATTGCTTCGAGGCGATATCAAAACTCAGGGAGAGTATTACGATAAGTTAATTGCTAAGGGTGTGCTTTCCATCAACGAAGTACGATCGCTTGAAAATATGAATCCGGTAGAGGGTGGAGATGCCCGCTTAGTGCAGGTGAATCAGATACCACTGGAGCACATGGATGAATACGGTAAAAAAATAAGTGCAGAGGGCACTGTAAATACAAACGCTCAATGAAAGTTGAAGAAAGAAAAGTAGGTGCTGCCGAAAGAAGATTTTTTTCCGCACCCATAACAACAGTGAAAAGAGCTGCTGATGATGTGGAGAATCCGGAGATGGTTATCGGCGGGGTATCTGCACGTATGGAGTCTCGCACACTTCTTTATGAGTGGGATGAGTACAAGGTATTCGAAGAAATTGCACCAGGCGCATTTGATGATGTGCTCAATAACGATTGCCGCTGCTTGTTTAATCACAACTCGAGCAACGTTCTTGGAAGAACCACCAACGAAACTCTGAAGCTTCAGGTAGTAGATAATGAACTTCGCTTCGAATCGGTTTTGCCAAATACGCAAACCGCTCGCGATGTATACGAGCTTGTATCTCGTGGCGATGTAAATCAGTGCAGCTTCCAGTTTACCATCGAAACCGAAGATCGATTGGAGATAAGCCCGAAAGAAGTGGTTTATCGCATTACCAAAATTAAACAATTGTATGACGTAGGACCGGTAACGTTTCCTGCATATCAAGATACTACCGTGTCTGCCCGGGACATTGAAAAGATTAAAGAGGAACTCATGAATCGCGATCATGCTCCTGTAGAAAAAAACAAGAAGTGGAAAAACTTCCTGCGATTGGCAAACACAACACAACAATAAAACAATTCAAACAAGATGAAAGATCTTAAACAACTCCGCGAAAAGCGCGGTCAACTTGCGGAAGAGATGAAAAATCTCCTTACGCTATCGGAATCCGAAAAACGTGATTTCACAGAGGCAGAGGAAACTCGTGACGCTGCAATTGAAAGTGAAATGGAACAGCTCAATAAAG